AATCCAGCAGAACTTCGGTGAGTCACTAGACAAAGGATATTTACTATGGGATATTCAAAGTAAAGAAGACTTTACTAACAGACTTATAACTTTTACTAACCCTAAACCCTTTATAACACTCGAGCTTACTAAGGCAGGCAACCTTCCTCGCAAAAAGCCGCCCCAAGGCGCGCGCCTCAGAATTGTTTCAAGTGAAAATGTTACTTTAGATAAAGTAAGAAAAGCTGTGGACATTGTCAAGTATAGAGACAATCCAGAATCGGTGACATATCTAAACAGAGCCGCTGGCAAACAAATAGCAGTTCAAGCACCAGAGGGGATAAATCAAGAAGACCTTAGAGATCTTAAGACCCAAGAAAAGCTCATGGCAAAGTACCTTGAAGAGTTTGAAGTTTCTGAGGATGTCTTAGAGAAAGTATACGATCTAAACAAGAGATATAACACACAGGTTGAAGAAGAAGAAGACGTGATGAGAAACGTGCACTGGTCTTTGCAATCTTTGGAATGGGATAACTTATTCAATTATGGCGACGGCAATGTTATTGACTTTACAAAACTCGAAGGCATAGTTGGAATATTTGGAAAGAATTACTCAGGCAAGTCATCCATTGTCGATACTCTTTTATATTCTTTATATAATTCTACTTCAAAATCAATAAGAAAAAATCTTAATATCATTAACCAGAACCGCCCAAGTTGCATGGCCAAGGCAGTAATCATGGTTAACGATACAGAGTACTCTATAGAAAGGACGTCAGAGAAGTACACTAAGCGTTTAAAGGGCGTTGAGACCAAGGAGGCTACCACTGACCTGGAATTCTATAAACAGGGCTTAGACGGCAACGTTGTGGGCTTAAACGGGACGTCTAGACAGGACACTGATAAGAATGTTAGGAAATACTTTGGAACGCTTCAAGACTTCCTAGCGACTTCAATGGCTAGTCAATTAGATTCTCTGTCTTTCATCAATGAAGGTTCGACCAAAAGAAAAGAATTTTTAGCTAAGTTTTTGGATTTGGAAATATTTGATAAGAAATTTAAAATTGCCAAAGAAGAATCCGCAGTGACCAAAGCGGCTTTAAGGCGCCTCGAAGGTATCGACTTTGAGGTTGAGATAGGTAATATTGAAAAAGAGATAACCACTAGCGAATTAAGCATTGAATCAAACAAGGCAGCATGTGTTTCACTAAGAAGTGATATCGCAGAAGAGAGAGAAGTCCTAAGTGAACTGGAAACAAAAATAGAATCAGTACCAGCAGAAATTATTGACCCAGTCATGACTACCGCAAGAATAGAACAAAAGAAAGAAAACATTCTCAGAGAAACTTCAACCAAAACAGAGTCGATTAAAGAATTAGCGGAGAGTGAAAAGAGATTCGAAAAAATAGCTTCCTTTCTGTCCGACTTTGATATATCTTCCTATCAACAAAAGAAGATTCTTATAGATGAAAAGAAAGATCATTTAACATCCTTATTCAAAATCATAGAGAACGAATCAGAAGAAACCTCACGAAACCGCCGTAAGCAGAGTCTGCTTTCGGAAGTACCTTGTGGTTCGAGCTTCCCTACTTGTAAGTTTATTAAAGACGCCCACGCGGCGGCAAATTTAATTCAAATTTCTGATTCTAATATTTCCTCGTGTTCTCGCGAGGTTAACGAAACCGGCGCGCTGATAAGAGACCTCGAGCCGCAAAAGGTAGAGGATCATATACAAAAATATAATGTTCTCGTTGACAAAAGAAACACTCTTGCAACTTCGATAGTAACTAATAAACTTAGAATTGAAAAAGCAGAAAGCAATTTATTCAAGGAGCAAGTCGAGCTTGAACAGTTGCAAAATAAAAGTTTAGAATATGAACAAAATAAAGAAGCAATAGAAAATCTCAAAGAGCTGCTGGGTGCATGTCAGGAGAAGAGAAGGAAAATTATAAAAATAGATAAGAAAATAGAGGAATGCCAAGCAAGGGTAATGCAGTTGCATAAAAACCATGGTTCGCTAGAGCAGAAGCTCACCTATATTAAAGAACAAAAAGATGAATATGAAAACCTCCAAAGTGACTTCGCCGCATACCATTTACTGATGACTTGTTGTCATCCTAATGGTGTTTCTTACGACATTATTAAGAGAAGGCTTCCCTATATCAACCAAGAAATCGCCAAAATATTGACGAATATTGTTGAATTTGAAGTTTTTATTACTAACAACGAAGACAAACTAGATATTTTTATCAAACACGCCAAGCATGATCCGCGTCCCCTAGAGATGGGATCTGGAGCAGAGAAGACCATCGCGTCGATGGCAATAAGATTAGCATTTCTAACTGTATCCAGTTTACCAAAGTCTGATCTATTTATACTGGATGAGCCAGGCACAGCTTTAGACGAAGAAAATATGGAAGGGTTTGTAAGAATACTGGATATGATAAAAGGATATTTCAAGACAGTTCTTCTTATCTCTCATCTAGACAATCTTAAGGACTGTGTCGATATGCAAATTAATATTGAAAGAAAAGACGGCTACGCGCACGTCAACATATAGGAGGATTTCATGGTGGCAGAATTAAAAGCATTCGCAGACAAATATACAGAGAAGTTTATATCTAGGAAGTTTCTTGCATGGGTAACAGCAACAGCTTTGTGTGCTTACGGTACGGTAACCAGCGATAATTGGACAGCAATTACACTTGCTTACATTGGGACACAAGCCTTGGTCGACATGGCCGTACAGTGGAAGCACGGCCCTAACTCAGAATGACTTGGCTGCTCTTTAAGAAATCGATGTCGCAAGCTTGGTCTTGGCTCAGGACGCATTGGCAAATTCCATTTTTAATAGCTTGGAGTATCCTGATTTGGATCTTGGCCAGACGTAACACTGAAGCTATAATGGAAGTAATTGAAGCCAAGAAAGAATCTCACGAAAGGCAAGTAGAAGTCCTCAAAAGCTCTCATAGAGATGAGCTTTTAAAAATGGGAAATCTCATAAAAGAATATGAAAGCTCATTGTCTCGTGTGGAAGATGAATTCAGGAAGAAAGAAAAAAAGCTTTCAGAGGCTCAAAAAAATGAAATCAAGAAGGTGGTGATCAAATCAAAAGGAAACACCGATGAAATTAAGAAAAGAATTGAAGAAGAGTTTGGTATTAAGTTTGTGTAATAGATTTTTTATTTGTTTGTTGATACTTGCTTTCCCCATGCCTTCGAAGGCAGAACTCATTATTGGGGGGGAACCTATCCCACCCGGCACCGCAGCCTATGTAGATGATGTAGCTTTACTCGAAGATATAGGCCTGCCAGGTCCAGGTGTATTTTGTTATGACCACCGCGCAAATGCCATTCTTATTACTGCAGCTGCTCGAGCTGATGCGCGCTGTGAATTACAGATGAAGTATGAAACAGAAAAGCAAAAAATAAAATATGAGTTTAGAATAGAAAAATTGAATATAAGGATAGAGAGCTTAACAAACCAACACAAAGAAATTACCAGTATCAAAGATAAGGAAATTGATAGACTTAGTGCTGCAGCTTTAAAGAGACCCAACGATTACACCGCTTGGTGGGCCTGTGGTGGGTTTTTAGTTGGCGTTGTCAGTTCTGCATTACTCTTTTCAGTGATAAAATAAATTATGAAGAAAGATTATAACAAAATAGCAAAATATGAAAAGGCGATTAAAGACAAATATGGCCAAGAAGCTATCGAGAACCCTAAAAATAGTTGGAGCAAAGAAAAAGAAAATATCTATTTGCGAGACTTAAAAGCTTTTTACAGCCCGAACAAGAAGGTCAAGAAGATAACATCAGAGCCCGGCTTTGAGATTATCGAAAAAACTACCACTAAAGATTGTACAAGAGAGTGCCCTGTTTGCGATTCTTATTCAATGAAAGCCGCGGATGATCTGTACATGCTTAAGTTCGAATGTTGCTTTGATTGTTACATCCAATACGTCGAAGGTAGAGAAGAAAGATGGAAAACGGGTTGGAGACCAAAAGAGTAACTATTTATATTATAAACTATTTACAGCAGAGGTTTTACACATGGCTACAACTTTAGAAATTGTTAACTGCATCTCACAGGTGCTGGCAAACACATACGATGGCGCGCTCGACGAAAAGGGTGAGCCAATTAAAATAGGTCTTCGCAGAGAAGACGGCGACCCACTAATCGATAAGAGGGTGATGGATGGCTTCGGTGCTCACGTATCTGGCGACCGTCTTCATATAAAATATCATGCAGAAATTCCGCTAAAAGAAGTCCACAGTAATGGCTTCGAGGGTGAAATGGAATCCATGGTCGAGAAAGTAAAATCTTTTCTTCAAAAAGAATATAAGAAGATCAAGAAATTTGCCCTTGCCTTATCTGAGCCTAGCGAGGTTGATGTTCTAGTAGAATATGTTTCTCGCATTCGCTGCAGCGTGAAGGTTCACAAGTGCTATAAGATTGGCGGCACAGACGCAGAAGCAAATGACTCTTACACTGACGGAAGAGAAATCGAGCCTGAATTCAAGAAGATGATGGCTCTTGGTGGCTTAAAGAAGTAGTTAAATATGGCATTCTCTCTTTCCAAGAAAGAAATAATGAAAGAGATAGTCAAGTGTGGAAAAACTCCTGATTATTTCATCAATACTTACGCGAAGATAACGCACCCCCAAAAGGGATTAATACCTTTCCACCTCTACGACTTCCAAAGAGATCTACTTAAAGATTTCGAAGATTACAGATTTAATGTAATTCTAAAAGCTAGGCAGTTAGGTATTTCTACTATATCGGCCGCCTACGTGGCTTGGCTCATGCTTTTCCATCGTGAGAAGAACGTTCTAGTCATTGCAACTAAGTTCAGTACTGCCGCGAATCTAGTAAAGAAAGTAAAAGCAATTATAAAAAACCTTCCACAATGGCTGAGAATTTCAGAAGTTGATATTGATAACAGGACTAGTTTTGTTTTATCAAACGGATCCCAGATAAAAGCTAGTTCAACATCGGGCGACGCAGGTCGTTCTGAAGCATTGTCTTTGTTAGTCATTGACGAGGCCGCACATGTCGAGGGTCTTGAAGAATTGTGGATGGGTCTATATCCTACCTTGTCGACCGGTGGCCGATGCATTGCACTTTCCACACCAAACGGTGTCGGCAACTGGTTTCACAAAGTATACTCAGAGGCTGAAAGTGAAACCAATGACTTCAAGCCTACTGTATTGCCATGGCAAAAGCATCCTGACCGCGACCAGGCATGGTTCGAGAAAGAAACAAGAAACATGTCTCGCAGAGAAATTGCTCAAGAGCTTGAATGCAATTTTAATATGTCTGGGGAAACAGTGTTTTCTTCCGAGGATTTGGAAAAGCATTTAAGCACATGTAGAGAACCAAAATATAAAACAGGATTCGATCGTAATTTGTGGATTTGGGAAAACTATACAGCAGGCCAAGATTATTTTATTTCTGCAGACGTCGCCAGGGGTGATGGTAAGGACTTTTCCACCGCATTAGTATTCAAAACAAACACTATGGAAGTTGTAGCAGAGTACAGGGGAAAAATAACACCTGATCTTTTCTCTAAAATTTTATATGATATTGGGTTAGAATATGGTAGTGCACTTTTAGTAGTGGAGAATAATACAGTTGGGTTCGCAGTTTTGGACAAATTAAGAGAAGCAGCATACCCGAATCTTTATTATTCTGTGAAGTCAACTCATGAGTTCGTCGACGAATATCAAGCAGAGAACATGAATAACGCGATCGCAGGGTTCTCAACGACCTCCAAAACAAGGCCTTTGATTATAGCAAAGATGGAAGAATTTGTAAGAAACAGCCTAATTAAGATATATTCAACTAGACTTATAGCTGAAATGAAGACATTTGTTTGGAATCATGGCCGCCCAGCTGCAATGAGGTCATATAACGATGATCTTATTATGGCATGTGCAGTCGGCTGTTGGGTCAGGGATACTGCTCTCTCTGCGAACCAAAGAGAGCTTGAATACGATAAAGCATTTCTTGGGGCGATAACTAGAACAGGAAATCAATTAGACACCAGAATTGGTGGTATGTTAGGTCAAAAAGACATGAAACTTCATGACGAGGCCAGAGAGCACAGGAGCAACCTAGAACAATTTCCCTGGCTTTTTAAAGGATAAAAAATGGCTAAAAAATTAAAGAACAATCCAAGAAACCCACAAAGTCTTTTATTTCGAAGACTAACCCGACTGCTATCAGGCCCTCTAGTCAATTACAGAACGCAGACCAACCACCGCTTAAAGCGAATGGATATAGACAAGTACGCTTCAAAGTTTACTTCTGCTAGCGGCCGCGACTTTAAAAAAACAGCATATAGTCCATACGATAACCTACAAGCGCAAGCCATGGCCAGTCAAGCAAGGACAGAGCGATATGTGGACTTCGATCAAATGGAGTATACTCCGGAGATTGCCTCTGCTTTGGATATCTATTCTGACGAAATGACGACTCACAGCGGCCTGCAGAAAGTCTTGAGCGTTAAGAGTGACAATGAAGAGATTAAAACAATCCTAGAATCACTTTATTACGACATTCTTAATGTAGAGTACAATCTCTTCTCCTGGTGCCGAGCAATGTGTAAGTACGGAGATTTCTTTCTATATCTCGATTTAGACGAAAAGGTCGGCATTACGAGCGTCATTGGTCTACCCACATCAGAAGTTGAAAGGCTCGAAGGTGAAGACAAGGGAAATCCAGATTATATACAATATCAGTGGAACACTGCCGGCCTAACTTTTGAAAACTGGCAAATAGGTCACTTTAGAGTCCTAGGAAATGATAAGTATAACCCATATGGCACATCAGTATTGGAGCCTTCACGACGAATTTGGCGACAACTAACCTTGCTAGAAGACGCAATGATGGCCTATCGTATTGTCAGATCTCCCGAAAGGCGCGCCTTTTATATAGATGTCGGGTCAATCCCACCGCAAGATATCGAACAGTATATGCAGAAGGCGATGACACAGATGAAGCGAAACCAAGTTGTTGATCCTGACACCGGCCGTGTCGACCTTCGTTATAACCCGCTTTCAATTGAAGAAGATTATTTTATCCCTGTCCGCGGCGGCCAAAGCGGAACAAAGATAGAATCGATTCAAGGTGGTAAATATACAGGTGACATCGACGACGTTAAATATTTAAGAGATAAGCTATTTTCAGCATTGAAGATACCAGCTTCTTATCTCTCTTCTGATTCAGACAAAGCCGCAGAAGATAAGACGACTCTTGCTCAAAAGGATATTAGGTTTGCAAGGACTGTTCAAAGGCTTCAGAGATCTATTATAACAGAACTTGAGAAGATCGGCACAATTCACCTTTACACAATCGGATATAGAGAAGAAGACCTGGTTAGCTTTAAGCTATCCCTCAACAATCCTTCAAAGATTGCCGAGATGCAAGAACTTGAGCACTGGAAGACAAAGTTTGACATTGCCTCCTCGGCCACCGAAGGCTTCTTTTCTAAGCAGTGGCTAGCCAAAAAGCTATTTGGTATGTCAGACGAAGAATTTATCCGAAACCGAAGAGAAATGTTTTATGACCGTCGCTTTGAAGCCGCGCTTGAGACTGCAGCCGAAGCTGAACAGGCCGCTGCCACGGCACCCGGCGGCGAACTCGGTGGGGATATGGGAGAGGAAGGTGGTACAGGTATGGCAGGGATGGAACCTGAACTTGGGGCCCCCACAGGGGAAGGTGACTTAGGCGGAGATCTAGGTGGAATGGAACCTGAAGGCGCCGGCGCCCCAGAGGGGCCTGAAGAGGGCGACCTTCTCGCAGCACCACCTGGCAAAAGGGACGATGGTATTGGAAAACAAACAAACCGAAAAGGTCACACGACTACCTCAAAATCTCATGGCTGGTACGAGCCCCGAGGTTTATCTTTAGCCGGCGACAGAAGAAAATCATCCGGTCCCCGCAAAAAGAATATGAACAGGGCGGCATCCCCGGAGGTGGGAACACGCAGAAAAACACTACCAGGATCGCAGGAGTTAACAAGTCTTGCAAGAGGGACTGGTGTTTATGAGAGTAAACTAACTATTTATTCTAAAGAAGAAGAAAAAAAGCTTTTAAAAGATCAGGAAGAGTTGAAAGTTTTGTTTGAGGATTTAAATTTAAAATCGAGGAAAAATAAAGATGAGACTGAAACATAACAAGAAGAGAAATACTGCGTTTGTATATGAGGCACTCGTTAGGGAATTGACGAAATCGATTGTAAAGAAGAATAAAAATAAACAAAAAAGAATTGTTTTAATTATGAAAGAACACTTTGCAAAAGGCACTGAGTTAAATAAAGAACTTGATCTCTATAAAAGCGTATATGAAACAAGAGCAATTGAGAAGCGACTAGCAGAAAAGATTATTGTAGAAGCGAAAGAAAAATACCTAGGCTTAAATAAAAAGGTAATATTCCAAGAGCAATCTTCGCTGATTAACAAAATAAATAAAACCTTGTCAAAAACTTTGTTTACTAATTTTGTGCCAAACTATAAAAATCTAGCAACGGTATACTCAATCTTCCAAGCCGCGCTGCCAATAAAGGATAGGGTATTACTAGAAGAGAGCATTGTTATCCAGATGTCAGAATCTTGCAAAACACAAGAAACACAGGCCCCCGTCGACAACTTGGTATATAAAACTTTTGTAGAAAAATTCAATGAAGAATATTCAAATGGCCTAAAAGAAAGTCAAAAGATTCTTTTAGAAAAATATATTTCCTCTTTTTCCGACAGTGGTTTGGAATTTAAGTACTATCTAAATGAGGAGGTCGGTTCGTTGAAAGACCAGCTTCTTGAGTGCAAGAAAGACGCGGACATTAGCGAAGACGCTAGTTTAAAAGAGAAGATAGATAAAGTATATTCCATATTGGAGTCTTACCACGAGAGGGAATTAGACACTGATATGATTGAAGTTGTCTTAAAAACACAAGATTTAATAGAAGAGATAAAACAAGATGCCACTATCAGTTGAAATAGAGAAGTCCCCAAGAATAAGCCTCAAGGCGCGCCGTACTCTAGATGGCAGTGTCATGATATTCGATCATGAAGATATTGATATTGTCCTTTCCGGCGACGGCACAAAATGTATTTCTTTTCCTAAGCACAAGTTGAGTGATAAAGTATACCAAGCCCAAGACAGAATGTTCGAATACCTCATTAAGCGAGGCATAATCGAAAATGCATCAGTCCGAGGCGGCAACGTGCACGGCTCTCTCGAAGGTAAAATTTCAGAGTCAAAAATTCCAGGAGTCGACGCACTCCAAGCATGCTTATATATATTGAGCGAATATCTAAACCAAGAGCGCCCATATTTTAAGAGCGCAGCAGAGTTTGAAGATGATCGTCTAGACTATCTGCTTAATCCTAGCGACGAGAACTCAACAGAGCTAGGCGATGTCGCACAGTCAAACAGAAAGGGTTCTATGCATCCTGGCATCCGGCCATTTGGCTTTCAATACAACTATTCCCTTATCCGAGAGAACGCAAAAAAGAAAGAAGAGGAAGGATGAGCCTGCTTTATTTTTCTCTCTCTTGCGCCGGCCTGACCCAAATACTAGTATACGGAAAGATTCTAGACAAAATCCGCCCCACCAAAGGCTGGATGGGAGATCTTTTATCTTGCACTATGTGTACTGGCTTTTGGTCAGGCATTTTTTTGTGGTCCCTAAACGATTATACAAAACTATTTACTTTTGACAATTCACCAGTAACTGCTTTGTTATTAGGTTTTCTGGGTTCGTTAATAAGTTATATTTTTGATGTAGTTTTTGATGATAACGGTATAAAAGTTAACTAAAAGGGAAGCCAAAAGAGGCTTTAGGAGATATAAATGAAATCTTTTGCCACAATAAGATGGTATATTAGACCCGTTGCTAACTGTTGCAAGGGAGCTTAGCTGAAGCGGTTGACCACCGCAAAGAGGAAAATTATGAAACTTATAAGAGAATATTTTGAACTCTGTGAAGGAGGGATATGCCAAGACCTTCTGACAGAAGCCGAAAAGAAATATGTTTCCGACGGCGGGCTCATACTCTCAGGCCTCATGCAAATGGCGGAGACAAAGAATGGCAACGGCCGTATTTACCCACAGGCTATCCTCGAGAGAGAAATTAAGAGTTATAGGCGCCTTGTCGAAGGTCATAGGGCCCTTGGCGAACTTGATCATCCGGATTCTTCGGTCATCAATCTGGTGAGCGTATCCCACATGGTGACTTCGGTCTGGATGGAAGGCAAGAAGTGTATGGGGAAAATAAAAGTATTAGACACCCCTGCAGGCAAAACGCTAAGAGCGCTAGTTGAATCCGGCGCCCAACTAGGTATTTCGTCCAGAGGTATGGGTTCGGTAAAGGAGAGTAACGGAACAACGATGGTGGAAGATGATTTTCAGCTAATATGTTTTGATATTGTTTCAGAACCATCTACACCTGGTGCTTTCATGATGACAGAAGCAAAAGATAAGACAAACGTTTATAATCGAGCTGATAGGATTAATAGATCGTTAAGTAACATTTTATATAAGTTTGAGAATTAAGTGAAGAAATCAGAATTAAAAGCGATGATAAAAGAGTGTGTCAAAGAGGCATTATTTGAAGAAGGCATACTTTCGGAGATTATAGCCGAAGTTGCATTTGGAATCACCAAGGCGCAGAATTTGATTGCGGAAGCTAAAGAACCAGAGAAATTAGAGAAAGCTAGCAATAAGATCAGCGTCCCTCTTTTGAAAGAAAAAGAGGAGAACCATCGTAAAAGGCTTCTTGAAACAAAAAGAAAGATGCTTGATGCGATAGGGGGAGGCAAGATGAAGAATGTTTTTGAAGGTACTAAGCCTTTAAGTACCAGCGGTTCTCCGGGTTCAACCGACGCCGGCTCTAGTCCTCTTTCAGGAGTCGACCCGTCGGATTCGGGAGTAGATATAAGTAATTTGTTTAATTTAGCAGGTGACAAGTGGAAAGCACTAAAGTAAAGGATTTATAATGGGAAGAAGAACACCAGTCCATGTTGACGTTTATGTCAGGGATCAGGACCAAACCGAGAAAATGATTAAGAAATTCTCGAAAAAAGTAAAGAAGTCGGGAATTCTAGAAGAAGTTCGAGACCGAAGATACTTTACAAAAAAATCAACTAAAAGAAGAATGAAAAAATTAGAGCGACTAAGACTAATTAAGATAGCGAATGCAAAACAAAAGGCACGCTATGAAAACGAATATAAGTAACGGAGATTTTAGAAATGGCAGGTTCAGGGTTTAATCACATACCAAACGCCGGTGAAGGAAGAAAACATCAAAGTTGGGGAAGAACAAGACAACCGAAGAATGTTACTGGAACGCAAAACGGTTCTATCATTGTAGACACAGAATATAACACAGAAAACCAAAGGTATCTCTTGGTATACACCTCCGCGGCCGTTGAAGCCGGCGCTATTGTAGTTTGGAGTCACGCCATACAAAACTGGTTAACATTAAATACGGCCGACACAGTTGCCAACCAGCTGCATATATACGATCTCGGAGGTTCCGATAAAGTTAAATGTACTGATCTCAATGCCGGCGTTGTAAAAATGGCAACTAGCACCTTCTAAACCACCTCAAAATTTTTTCCTTCCCTTTAAACACTCCACAACTATTTACTTAGAGAAACTATTCACACTCGTCTATCTGTGTATCATTTTAGGAGTTTTAAAACAATGTCAAGTTTACTAGAGAGAGCAATTATCGATGCTACCGCACTAAAAGAGGCAGCACTTAAGAATGCTGAAAACCTTGTGATTGAGAAATACTCGAAAGAAGTGAAGGATGCAGTAGCTACTCTTTTGGAAGCCGAGGGCGATGAAGACCTTCTAGGCGACTTTGGAGGAGAAGAGGAACTAGAAGGTTTTGACTCCCCTGAGCTAGACGCAATTGACCCCATGGGAGCAGATCCTATGGAAGACACAGCAGAAGAAGAAGCCGCTCAAGAGTTCGCAGACAGTACGTTAGGAGAAATTCCAGATGCTTTCGACCCCGACCTTGGCGATCCAGACGACGAAATAATTAATATTAAACTTGATTCCTTACGCGCAGAACTGCCCGATGAGGAAACCGGCGTCTTCGGTGGAGATGACGAGCTGACTGACGATGAGCTTGGCATTGATATTATTGACGACGAAATTGAAGATGATGAAGAAATTGATCTAGATTTGGATTTAGATACCGATTTCGAAGCACCAGTTGATACAACCCCTGACTTTGACGCTGAACCTGCATCTATAACACCAGAAATGGTAGCAGAAGTCCTCAGCGAGATGAATTTGGAAGATGAAGACATCGACCTTGAAGAAGTCATGGAGGCCGTTAGGGTAGATTTCGAGCCCCAAAAGAGCGGCTGGGCGGGCACTCCTGAGTCTGTCATGAAAGAGTATGAGCAGATGCTCCTTGCTCGTGAACAAGATACAAAGATTAAAGAAGAAAATGAAGAATTGCGGAAAACAGTAGCAAGTCTTCAGAAAGAAAGTAAGATTCTGACTTCTGCAGCCGAAAAATTACAGGCGCAGAACAGGAAATATGTTACAACGTTAGAAACTTTGCAAGAAAAGTTGGAAACCACAAATGTCTCCAACGCGAAGCTGTTGTATATTAACCGCGCTTTAGAGAATGCCTCCCTGAATGAGCGACAAAAGCAAAAAATTGTTGAATCCATTTCCAAAGCCGAAACCGTACAAGAAGCAAAGATAGTGTTTGATACACTTTGCGAGACTGTTACTTCTTCCCCTGCAGAGAAGAGAGTAAATAGCCTCAGTGAAGCTGTCTCAAGGCGATCAACGTTACTTGTCGCCGCTCGTGAAGAGCAAAAAGATAGGGCAGCTAACCCTGCATTCGATAGATTGCAAAAATTAGCAGGAATAGTTAAATAACAATATTTTTGGAGGTATAATACAATGTCTGTATTACAAAAACTAACTGAAGGTGTTGTCTCTCGTGACGTCCGTAAGGAAGGCGCAGCTCTTCTCACTAAGTGGGAAGCTACTGGTCTTCTGGAAGGTCTTAACAATGGACAAGCCAAACAAAGTATGGCCGTTCTCCTTGAGAACCAGGCTAAGGAGCTTCTTCGTGAGGCTTCATCTATGGCAGCTGGCGACGTCGAAGGCTTCGCAGCAGTTGCATTCCCAATTGTCCGCCGTGTATTCGGTGGATTGATTGCAAA